CGTCGTCTAGCTCCTGCTCCTTGTACAGGTGCTGGTTGTTGGTGGTGTCCAGGTCAGCAGCGACCAGGGTCGACCCGTCTGCAGAGTCAACCAGGTTGCCGGGCAGGGGCGTCAGACGCCTGATCTCAACCCGAACCCCGGCCCCAGGGGCTGTTGTGAACTGGATGGTGCTGTCGTTGACCCAGGTGAAGGCCGACGTCAGGGTGTAGTTGACATAAGCAACGATGTGGTCCTTACGGATGTAGGGGAAGCCAACGGTGAACTGGGTGGTCGACCCGTTGCCCGCGTAGTAGATGTTGTAGGAGTAAGCCATCAGCGGTTAACGGGGGTGGGGGACCAGGACGACTGCATGCCGAATTTGGCTTCGTAGGTGGCCTGGGCTTGGGTGGCCTTGTTTTCTTCAATCATCCTCGCAAGCTTTGGCTCTGATGCCAAGAACTCAGCCTTGATGAATGGCTTGTAGTAACCGATCTCGGTGTTGATGCGGATGGCACGGGCACTTGTGGTGGCCTTGCTGGGCTCCGGAGGTGGCAGTTGCCAGTAGCTGGAGCCCGGGGCCACCATGGCGGTAAGGCCTTGGTGCAACGTCGATCCACGACCAGGCGGAATAAATTGGCTGGTGATCGTGGCCAACTTGTTCAGTTGAGTTTGGGTCATCCTGTAGTTCGGCACGTTGAACTCGTTTGGACTCCAGATCTGGAACGCTGTGCCGCGGCCAGACAGACGACCGAGCTCGACGTCGACCGGGTCCTTTGTCCCCTCCTTGGTGGGCGTAAAGGCCAGTGGGCTGAAGCCATTCACGAATCCTTTGAGCCAGGGCTGGTCCTGCGGCAAGTAATTGACGCCCCAGACTTGCTCAATGGGTGCAGGCTCCCCGGTCAGGGGGTGCAGGATCGGTGGCAGTTGATTCGACAAGCCCGGGATCTTGTTCGCAAACCGCTGTGCCAGCTCGTGAGCAAAGGCAAAGGGTTGTGGCAACTCGGACTTTTCGATGGCCCGTTGGTATCCGTCTGCGCCCTTACGGACGTTGTTGAAAATGGCGGGCATGAATCCGACGAGACGTCGTTGCACGTAGCCGGAGAACGGATCGACCTGGCCCTCGGTCGGAATGAAGCTCTTGTCCTGGAGCTCCGAGACAAGGTTGAAGATCTCACCGACGGACTTGTACATGTCCTTGGTGAACTGCGCAAAGCCCACCTGACGGGCTTCTTCGGCAACGGCCAGGATGAAGTTGGACGACAGGATTTTTCGGTCTTCCTTCGGCAAGCTGTTGTTCAGGTCCACGTGTAGGCCAATCAACGAGAACACGTTGGACACGGTGTCCAGGGCCTGCAGGTCCCACCACCTGGTCACATCACCAGTGGCTGGGTTCTTAAATCGGATCGAATACGGCTGGCGCTGGAGCCGCTGCATCTTGGCCCTGGTCTGTGGGTCGTACGAGCCAGGCCCACTGAACTCAACGAAGCCGCTGGTGGCCAGCATGACTCCACCCAGCAGCGTCATGTACGCGGTGGAGATTTCTCCGATGGCCCGGGCCCTGGTGTTGCGATCCTCGCTGAAGATGTCTCGGTAGAAGCTGTCGACGAAGGGGGCCCCGACGCCAGTGGCACGCATGGCGGCTTTGGTGATGTTGGCAGGGCTGGTCGGGAATGGGTTCAACAGGCCCAGGATCGGCGTGTGGTTGATCGCATCCTTGAACACCTTGGGGGCCCAACCAACTGCTTGGCCAACAGCCATGCCACGTTGCGCCCAGACCGGTGGCTCTTCTTTCATCCAAGCAAGAGCCCGGTTGTTGATCTCGGCGGTGTCGGTTAGGCCTTCTTCCTTGGCCTTGGCAATGCCGTACTCATAGGTCCGGTCCTGGAACTTGATGTCGAGGGGATCCGTGAAGTTGATCCAGTCCATGGCGGCCTTGGCATGGACCCCGGTAAACGCACCGTTCTCGATCATCCGGTCGTTGAGAATCACGTTGGTCCACTGGTTCTCGATCTTGGTGTCGGTGTTCTTGCTGGCCTCGGCCCAGGCTTGGTCACCAGTCAAACCGCGACCCTCAGCCTTCTCGAGCTCGAGGCCCATGATCCGGCTCCATTCAGCGCTGGGGCCAATGAGTGACGAGAAGAACGTGTCCAGTGAACCGGAGACCCGACCAGAGACGCTCAGGGCCTGCCAGGCAGTCTTGGCAAACAGGGCGCTCATGTTGGTGGTCTCAGGGTCAATCCACCATGGGTTGTCCAGGGTGTTGGCCGGGTCGCGGGTCTCGCCAAACAACGACGTCTGGTCCTCTTGCTTCAGGCTCCGCTGCGCCACATCCATCGACGTGGCACCCAGATTCCCGAAGCTCTCACCGGTCTTGAACGATTCCCCGACCAGGTGCCAAGCGTTTTTCCAGTTGGCCACGTATTGGCCGTACATGCCGATGTCGAGGCCGGCCTGACGCATGGCCCGGTACGCAGCCTTGTTGTCGCCTTTGAGGGTGGCGATGCCAGCTGCTGCGGTCTCAGCGATGGCCTGGTTGATGGGCATCGTGATGGCCCGGTAGCTCGAGCCAACGAGCATCTTGGTCCAGGTCTTGGGTGACCACAGCAGCGCTGCTCGGTACGCCTGCAGGAACATCTCTTGGTTGAGACGACCGACGTCGATCTTGCCCACAATGCTGTTCAGCTTGGCCCGCATGCCGGGGACGGAACGACTCGAGATCGCCACCTGAGCAGCGACTTCTGTCATTTCGACGGCCTCGGGGCTCATCACCCCTTGCTCGATGTCGGACCGAATCTCGGGGTCGATCTTGCCCAGGACCGTGTTCATCGGGTTGGCGATCTCGGCTTCGATGTCGGTGCCCATCGAATCAGCCGTTGCTGGGAGTTCGGGCTCCACAGCAGCCTTGGACCCGACAATGCGGTTGGCGACATTGACGTCGTAAATGATGGTCTCGGGGGCACCACCACCAAGCTCAAAGTCCGGGCTGAACCGGACCCCGGAGTACCCCTGCTCCATGACCCAGTTCTGGAACGCAGTCTTCTGGGGCTTGCTCATGTACAGGAACTCCTCAAACCGCTCAAGGGGGCCGAGGTTCAGTTCCTGCACCAGGTCGGCAATGCGCTTGTCCATCGACACCAGGTCAAGGATCCGCACGTCACTGGGCAGGTCGCCAGCTGCAGCGACCTCGCCATAAGCCCCTGCGTAGAACAGGTCCTCAGCGAAATACACGCCACTGCCCAGCAAGTTGCTGTTGGGCCCAGAAACCTTGAACCCGTTGTCGACAATCGACTGGGCGTTGGCCTCCGTTGTGCCGTGGTACATGGGGGTCCCGGCTGGCACCTGTCTGTGCGTCGGGTCGAAGTCGTACTTGATCTGCATGACACTGAGCCGCTGGCCGTCCTTGCGGCTGGCCGTCATCAAGGCGGTGTCGAGCTTGTGCTGGTCCTCGAGCCCGGACCACAGCCGTTGCATCGACGCAGCGCGATCGGCCTCGTCGACAGCGGACTGCCACTCGATCGCGGTCATGCCGTTCTGGGCAGCAATGTGGTCCCGGTGGATCAGGTTGGCGGCCAAGGCGATCAGATCTTCCTGGGACCTGGGGTCGCCACGACGAGCAGCCTCGAGCCTGGTCACCGTGGACTCAACAGCCCACCCGTCGGCATCCAGCTGGTCCATGGCGGCCTTCACGATTGCCGGCTGGCTGTAGCTCCCGATGCCGGTCTGCTGGGCCCTGCTGGTCAGCATCTCGCCCAGGGCCTTGTTGCTGGCAATCAGGACATCAGGGGGCTCCGGCACGTACTGGGTGTTGCCAGACCTGCTGGTGAGCCGACGCACATCGCTGGCCCCCATCTGGGCAATCTCTTCGGGTGTCAGGTCCCCGGACTCCAAGGCCTGCATGTTCTGGTCGATGCGTCGTGCGAACTCAGCGGGGTCCGGGGGATCGGCAGAGAACTCGACGCCAGGCTCACCGGTGCCACCACGGCCCTGGAACTCGCCCAAGGCAGCCTTCTCGAACACGTCGTCCCAGGTCTTGTACTTGCCACCGCTGATGATGTAGTTGATCGACTGGTCGATGTAGTTCTTCAGCTTTGCAAAGCCCTGCAGGTCAACCTTTGGCAAGGTGATGCCCCGCATGTATGCAGCAAACGCATCGGAGATGACCTCGCCCATCTTGATGGTGCCGTCCCGGTACGCCCGGGCTTTGTTGGGCTGGAGGGAATCCTCCATCAGCAAGGCTGCCATCTCTCTCAGGCCTTTCTCAGATCTGGCCAGCACCAGCTTCTCGGCAGCCCCAAAGAACCATTCCATGAGCCGGTGCATGGATTCGTGATAAGTCGTCGTCAGCATTTGCGTGAATGACTTCGGCGCCCCGTAAGCCGTCATCGCGACAGTGATCGTGTCGTCAGCCATGGCCTTGCCGTGCCGGTACGACCCAGCGATCTCGGCCTTCTGGCCGACCAGGCTCATGTCGCCGTACGCCCGGGCCTGACGTGGCCCATAGGTGGCCTCGATCCGTTCCTGGATCCTGAAGTCCGTGACACCACTGATCTGAAACGCGATGCGGGCCAGCTCGCTTGCTTCGCGCTCGGTGATCCGGGTGGCACCAGTGAACCCTTCACCGACCGTGCCGCCGGTGGTCGTCTCAACGCTTTGCCAGCCCTTGAGGTTGGGCAGTTCAGCTGAGAAGTCGGCACCACCAAAGCCCTGGTTCTGGACCTGGAGCGTGCCGGGTGCAGCGGTGGCCGCCATGTCCTTGATGCTGGGCTTGACGACGCGGGCCCCGTACGCAGCAACCTCAGCTGGGTCCAGGCCATTGGACTCCAACCAATCCCGGTACTTCTGGTGGGACTTGGAGGGCTTGCCGGTGGCGTCACCAGCCAAGGTGTAAGCGACGCGGTCCAGGTCGGTCTCGAAGGCCAGCTCGAACTTCTTCTGGCCGTAGCTGTAACGCGGCTTGAGGCCTGCGAGCTCACGGGGCAGGTTCAGCGCCTCGAGCTCACCCAGGCCCTGTCGCATGGCCCCGATCGACTCACCGGCCTTGCGGTAGACCGCAGCGTCACTGGCAGCAGCAGCCGCCATGGATTGTTCCAGGATGTCGGCGACGTTGACGTTGCGACGACCCAGCCAGGTACGGAGTTGGCCTGCAATCTCTGTGTTGCCGACGGCCTCAGCGAACTCAAGGCGCTCAAGGGCCTTGGCAATGGCTTCGTTCTCGTCCTTGCCGGCACCAGCCTTGGCCGCGGCCCGATCCTTGGCCGTGAAGCCAGGAGTGATGGCACCGGCGGGGGGCTCGATGGCAGCAGCAGCCACGTTGCCCATGGGCTGGACTGCAATGCGGGGTTCGGCCATCGCTTCGGCCAGCGGGTCCCGGCGCTTGGGGGCAAGCTCTTCTGCCACCTGCAGAAGCGATGGCTGCCTGACAGGCGCCTCGGCCGGCTTGGCCTGGATGGGTGCCGGGTTGCCGGCGTTTTCAGGGGGGCGGTCCTCCGGCAATCCCCTGAGGTCGATCTCTTTCTTACCACCAGGCAAGCCGAACTCCCCGGTGAACACGATGCCGTCGAAGCCTTCCTGCTTGGCAATCTGCACGACCTGGACCACGTTGGCGGTCGGCGGCAGGCCCAGGGCGTCCCGTGCGTCAGCCAGGTTCTCGACCTCAAGCGGATCCGCGAACTTGGTGGCCGGGGCCTCAGGTGCTGGTGCAGGCTTCTCGAGCTCCTTGATGGCAGCTTCTTCCTTGATCAGGCGGGGACCATTCATCTCTTCGGAGATGGCGTCCCTCAACCGCTGCAGATTGAACTGCACCAGGTTGGTGGCTGCCTTGTCTCGGCCTTTGCCGGTCGGCATTTGTGCCGCAAGCTCATTCAGGATCGTGCGGACCGGACCCTCGTACGCGGTGACCCGGTTGAAAACGGCGACAGCTTCGGCTGCCATCTTGCGTGCAGCCTGGCTGCCTTCAACGTTGATGGCGTTGCCGGCGGCCTCGAGGTAACTGGTGTTCTTGGTCTGGGACGCAGCAGCCAGGGCCCGCATCTCGACAGAGAGCTGCCGGTACGCAGCGGTCCTGATGTCGATCAGGTCGACCACGTTGGTGGTCTTGAACATCTCCTCAAGGCCAGGGATTGTGCCACCACCACCTGTCGCTGCCCCTGCGAATTTGGCCTCTTGCATGGCTTGGACGATCTTCTCCGCCGACCACTTGCCAGCAATCGCTTGTTTCGCGACGTCACTGATGATCGCGTCATCGATGTCAGCAACAGAGCCCAGGGCCACGGCCTTGGCGGTGGGCAGGTCACCGACGGCAGTCTTGTCGAAGAGCCATTGGGGGAGGCGGCTGAGGGCCACACCCTCGGACGCAAGCTTCCCGTTCAAGTTCACGTTCTGGAGACGTAAGTCCTCAACGGACATGCCGGTGTCCCGGAAGATCTTGGCTGCGTCAATGGCCGTGCCTTTGTCGTCCTTGATGTTCTGCAGGGCTCCGGTCATCCGGGCCTCAGCTGCTGTCGGTGCGTCGATGTACTGGACGTTGATGACGGGGAACCCAGACCTGTTGGCCAGCTCGAGGCGGTTGTGGCCATTGACCACGTACACCTGGCCCGGCGTCCCAAGCTCACCCTGGGTGTCCTTCCAGACGCTGATGACCCCGCCGTACCGGGGGTCGTAGACGTTCTCCTCAGCGAGGGATCCACTGCGGCCGGTGGCTGTCTGGCCCTCTGCCTTGTACTGGAACGTCTTGGGGGCGTAAGCGACGGAGCTGGTGTCGACAGTTGCGACCTGGCTGTAGGCCGGCTGGTTCATGCCGGGCAGCTGGCCCTGGGGCACAGGTGCGGCCTCAGCTGCAGTTACCTGCTCCTTGGCGGCCTCGGACTGCAGGCGCTGTGTGCTGGTCACCAGTTCCGCTTGGGCCTGTTGCAGCGCCACTGCTGCAGCTTCTGGGCTAGCGGGTGCCGCAGGTGCTGGGATCGTGCGCTGGGATCCGGGATCCGGTGCCAGGCCCAGGTCGATGCCTGCGTCCTCCCGGGCCTTGCGACCCATTTCCGTCAGCTGCCAGGACTTGAGGCGCTTGCCTTCGACGTCGACCCCTTTGGTCATCTCGTACCCAAGGGCCCGGTCGACGATGTCGGCCTGGACCTGGATGTTGGTCAACGGGTTGCCAAGCACGTACGGCTTGTTGCTCTTGGCTGGATTGGCATCCATGTAGAGCTGCTTGCCGATGTCCCACATGGACCACGACTGGCTGCCGGCATTGGGGCCGAGCTCGATGCCGAGTTTTGCAGCTGCGTTGTTGAACGACGCCCGCAGCTTTTGCGACGTCCGCCAGATGGTGTCCGCGTCCTGGGTCGACAGGGCCTCGGCGTACCGTTTGCCGCTGGCGTTCAGTGGACCAGCAGCAGGGTTGATGTCGCTGTAGTTCAGGCGCCCGGCGTACGTCTCAGCTGGCATCCGCATGTCAGCAGGCACCGGTTGGCCAGCCTGGGGCTCCAGTCGTCCTTGGATCTCGACGCCTGTCTTCTCCCACATGGGAGTCCGACGCATCGCTTGGTACGTCTCGGACGAGAACGCCTGCTTGCCGGACACCACCCTTGGTGCCGGTGCAACTGGTGCTGCAGCAGCAGCCGGAGTTCCCGCACTTGGGACACTCGGAACGACCGTCGTCGTTGGCGGGGCCTCAACGGCATTCTTTACAGCTGCGTCAGCCTGGCCAACTTTGATCATGTTGTGGATGACGTCGGCAAGCCTTTGCTTCGTGGCACCAGCCATGGCACCAATGCCGTGGAAGCCTGTGCCCAAGGTTCCGCCCAGCGGCACCGACCACACCAGGTCGTTGATCGATTGCTTGATGCGTGCCTGCTCGACCGTGTCGTTCGGATCGGTCAGCAGGCCCTTGGCCACAATGGGTTCAAAGGCTGTGCCCTTGACTCTTTCGTAGAGCCCGTCGCTCAACGTCTTGTCGGTGGGTTTCTGACCGAAGTAAGTGGCAACAGCACTGGGCACTGCACCAGATACAGCTTCCTGGGCAAAGACGCCAGCAACTTTCTTGGCACCACCAGCAGCCTTCAGGCTTGCGGTCGCTGCCTCAAAGCCAGTGGCCACCCTGGACACGCCAGGCAACCCACCGACCAGGGCCTGGGCTGGGCCTGTCGCTTGCCGGGCCACAGCGAAATACGGCACAAACGCCACGATGCTGGCGGCGACGTCCTCGACTGGGTTCTTAGGTTCGACACGCAGGTCGTCGTAATTGGCCCAGCCCGGGAGCCGGACGTTCTGGGCCTTGGGGGCACCAGGCCCCGTGGACGGAATCTTGATCTCGTAAGGGGAGGTGCCAGCTGCGACTTGTTTCTGGGCCAGCCGGGCTCGGTCCACCTCGTACCGCGCTGCATCCGCTGCACGTTGACCACCTGCGACCAGGGTCCTGTTGACCGATGACCCCAGACCCGTCGTCGGTGCAGCTTCTTTCGACGCAGCGGCAATACTTTTGTTCAGGTCGCCCGTTTGCATGAACGTGGACACACCGGTGCCCAGGGCCGTCAGTTGTTTCGCAGGGTTGAAGTCGTTGAGAGTCCCCATGAACCCACCACCTGACGGTTGCGGCTTGGGCTTTGGCGCAGCCCCTGTTCCCATGCCATCCGACGATACGTAAACTCGACGCTCCTCCCCGGTCTTGGGGTCACGGATGGTTTGGATGGGCATCGGTCAGTTAGCGATGGGATCAGTTTGACCCAGGGGTCGTGCTACTTCCAGGCTTTCAAGAAATCTTGGTAGGTAGATCTCACTTGGCCGGCGTAATAGCCCTGCTTCCGAGTCCGATGAACTGGAATCGAGGCCCATTCAGGACCAAGCTTGACCAGGGTGTTGAAGTCCTGGGGGGAAGCAGTGTTTACGTCGACGCCACGACGCTCAGCAAGTTTCACAAATGCGCGGTCTTGGTTCGCCTTGGTCATCGGAACGTTCCGGCCACCATTGATCTCTTTCCAGGTGGCGAGCTGAAACTGGTACCGGCCAGCAGGACCGTCGCCTGGATGCGGCTTGGCGTTGTCAAAGACACCACCACCGAACTTCGTGTTGTAGCTGGCTCCCTCGAACCCTTGGCTTGCAATGGCATTGGCCCACTTGCGGGCGTTAGGGGTGAGAGTTCTGCCGGTTGTCCGTTGGCCCAAGATGGCTGGAGGAAACTCAGATGCAGATGCAGGTGGGATCAGTGCATTGCTCAGGGCCCTTCCAACGATCTGGATGCCGGCCAGGGCCTGGTTTTGTTGGGGGCTCTGACGACGTGGAACCGCTGAAACCCTTTGGTACCCAGTCCGCGCCATTGCATCTGCCTCGAGGATCCTGGCCTTTGTCTGCTCGTCAACAGAAATCCCATGCAGCTGCAACTGCTTCAGGATCAGTGACGAAGGCCTGCCGCCCACTGTCCTCAACAGCGTCCTGAAGTTCTCGCTGGCGTTGCCTTTCAGGTATTCGTCGACGTCGGTGGCAAAAGCATCAGGGTTGTAGAGAGGCTTGATTGCGGCCTGGTTTATTAGGTTTGCTTTGGATCGTGAATCAATAAAGTTGCGGCTCCAGTTGCCGGTATTCTTCTGAATCAACTCAGCCCCGTTGGTGTACATGGGGGCCTGGGTGCCGCCCACCTCCTCGCGACGCCGGAGCCCAAAGTTGCTGTTGGTCCACAGCTTGTTCAGGGCCTCCATTGGATCCTTGCCTTCCTTGATGGCCTGGTACACGGTGTCCTGGGACTTGCGACGTGCCTCGTCCCGTGCCTTGTACAGGGCCGTCGACTCATACCCAGCAACAGTCGAGCCACCGTACGAATTAGGGCTGCCGCTGTACGCCTCCCACTCCTTGGTCAACGTGTCGATGCGCTTGTTGATGTCCTTGTCGTAGGTCTTCACCTCTTTGGAGCCTTGTGCCGACAGCGTCGTTTGAATGCTGGTGGCAGTTGCACTGGTGACGACGCCTGCAGCCAGGTCAGCCTGGAGCTGTGCCGCGACCCGGTTGCGAGCAGCCTCGTCGGCGCCTGTCCTGGCCAGCTGCTGGGCGTAGTACAGAGCCCGTTGCTCCTGGACTGGCTTGATGTAGGTCTCAGTCAGCTGGCGTTCAGACGCATCCAGCTGCGAAAACTTGGCGGCCCTAAGGATCCCATCGGGCTCCATGGCTGCACGCTCCCGCTCGGCCTGAAAGAAACTCTTGATGGCGCCTGGGTTGGAGCGACGCCCCTCAGGCAGCGCTGCGTTCAGCCTGGTGTCGTAGGCCTGCTGCTCAGCAATGCCAGCCATTTGGGCCCGCTGGGTGTTGTCCTGGATCTGGCTGGCGTTTGCTTTCGACACCACCTGGTCGAAGTAAGCCTCACCGCCGAGGGTGTTGTACAGCAGCAGCGCGTCGTTACGGGTGCCGTCTTTCTTCCGGCGCTCCTCGACGGGCCCTGTCATCACGTAACGCAAGGGCTCGAGCAGGGCCCTCATGTCCGAAATGGAGCCACCAGCCTGCTTAACGGACACGACCACCTCTGAGGCCCAGCGCTCTGCGTACTTGTTGATCTGATCTGTCTGTTGCTCCTGTGACAACGGCAGCAACTTGATCTTGTCGAGACCGCTCTGGAGGCTGGTGATCGCAGACGCGGTGGCAGCCTCTGCCGCTCCGGTCTTGTAGATGCTGACGTATTGCTGGGCACTGGCCCTTTGGTCGACAGAGATCTGACCAGCGACCTTGGCGCCCTGGGCTGTGTTGTAGCGCTTGCGCTGGGCTTCGTCGGCTTGCAGCTGGGCCTGGAGAATGATGCCCTGGTTTTTGGTGTAGCCCGACGTCGACATCGCCTGGCCGCCAAACAGCTGCTGGTCCCTGTACTCCCGGTACCTTGGGTCGTCGGATGGCAGGGAGTTCAGCTCAACGTCCTTGCCGCCAACCTTGATTGTGCTTGTGTTTGCCAGCTTGTCTGGCAAGCCCAGGGCTGCGCTCTGGACAGAGTAGTTCTCGATGGAACGCTCAAGCCAGTATTTGCCGACCGAAGAGTTCTGCTTCTCTCGGACAATCTGCAGCATCCGAGATGCGTCGACAGCACCAGGCCCACCCAGGGCCGCAGTTTTCTCGAGGTTGGCTGCTAAGTCAGCAATGGTGCGGGCAGGGCCGTACCTGCTGGTCTGGCCGATAAGGGCCGCGGCCTCTGTCTCTCGTTGCTTGTCGACGTTTTGCTGATTGGCAAGCATCGTTTCGCCAAAGCTCTGCAGCGTCGTGCTGAACCCACCAAGGCTCCGGGCCAGGTTTGCCAGGTCGGAACCAGGGTTCGGCAGATCTGGCGGGGCAAAGAACTTGGGGGCTCCGCCCAGCGTTGGAGCGCCCACTCCCTGGAATGTCTCGACAGGTCCGGCCTTTGGTGCCAGCGACGGCGTCGTGATCGAACCTTGGGCCAGGGCCCCAGCAAACCCATCGGTCGGGATGCCACCGAGAAGCCGAGCCGCTGTGACGCGACTGACGTCACCAAAGGTTTGACCGGTTGAGAGACGTGCCATGGGTTATCCGGTTTTGACGTACTTGCCGCCCTTGTAGGAGTAGCCAGCCTTGTTAATTGAACCAGCTGTGCTCATGCCAGTGCCAACGCCACTGACGATGGCACCTGCCCCCTGCAACAGGAACGGCGCCATGCTTGGCTTGGCCTGGTAAATGGGCTCCAAGGGATCCAGCACCGGCTGTTTGATGTAAGCCTGTTGGCTGCCAATCCGGGATCCACGTTCGGCAGCAACTCCTTGTTTCTGGAGTTGAATCTGGGTGCCAGTGAACGCCAAGTTCTGGCTGGTGGCGTAGTCGAACTGTGCTTGCTGTCGACGGAAATCCGCAACCAGGTTGTCGACGGTGTTGCCCAGTTTCCCGGATGCGTAAACCTCGCCCCGGGCTTTGGCCCCCGCAATCGCGCCTTTCTGCTGCTCCTGGCTGGCTGCTGCAGTTTCCTGCATCAGCCTGGAGTTCAATGCTGCAATGTCGTTGGCGTAAGCGTTGTCCGCCATCAAGCGTGTGATGTTCCGCAGTTCATTTTGCTGGTTTTCCTTGAGCTGCTCAAAGTTCCGAGCAGAGCTGGCCTGCATTTGCTGGAAGGAATACGCCTGCTGTGCCTGGGCATTGGCGTAATTGACCTGCTGCTGAGCAGCCTGGGCACCAGCCACCGCCTGGCCGATGCCAAGGCCAGCACTGATGACGCCAAGGGTGATGGAGACCGGATCGCACATGGCTTAGATCCTCACAAACTCATGGAACAGCCGACCTTCTGTTCCGAATCTGGGATGCGACGAGATGAAGGTAAACCCCATCCACCGCAACCATTTGATATGTACCACGTTACGGGCATCTGCAAGATTGAAAAGGACCCGGTAGCGGAGCTGAACCCGATCGAGGTGGGTCCTGGCCTCCCGCAGAAACCGCATGGAGTTCAACCGATCACGGACCAGGTCGTCGGTGCACAGCATCCAGATGGTGCCCAGGCCCTCGCGTTGTGGAACGACGCCCCACATGCCCATCGGCCTGCCGTCCCTACCGATCATGGTCATGCAGGGATCACCGGTGAAGAAGCTGTGGAGCAACGACTCTTGAGGTGTGTGGCCTGAGTACGCACGTACCTCTGCGACGTCCTCCTCTCGCATGAACTCCGCCACGTACGGGATGTCGGCGACCCTGGTGGGCCGGGTGTACGCAGACGTCACAGTCGTGCGGCTCGGGTGTGGTACCAACCTTCCCACTCTGCGGACTGAAGGCGACAAGGCAGGGGACTGGAGCTCACCACCTCGATCTTGGCCTCTATGTTTTGGGCCATCACCGGCACCCGGAACTTGGACGTCCGGACTGCCAACTCACCTAGGGCCACCTCCTGGTCCCCAAGCTCAAACCCGGTGTACGGATACGTCATGGTGTCTCGGCCGCGGGGGGTGATCTTGATGCTGAATGACGACGTGCTGTCGAACAGCATGGTCCAGGTGCGGAGCTGCAGCTTGGGCCCTGCGATCACAGCCATGCCACCACCAGGGGGCTGTTCCTTTAGGTACTGGGTGCTGAACTCGTACAGCATGTCGTAAAGCTCGCCCACATAGAACTTGGCACCAGTCAGGTTGCCGCGGACCGTAAGGGTTCCGTTGCCACCAGCGCCACCAGCAGCTGTCGACGACAGGATCTGAACCACTTGGCCGTGGGCCAAGGTGTTGCCGGCGTAGAACCGACCGACCACAGCCATGGAGCTGAGGCTGGTGTTGATGGGATACGGCAAGGTGATGGTGCTCTGGATGTCGAGACCACCGGGCGTCGTCAGTGCCACCGAGCAGCTGGCCTCCGTGACCTTGCGGTCCACTAGCAACTCCACTGTCGTCCCTGCATCCACAGTCTCAGGATGCGTCACAACTTTCTCAAGATAGACACCATCGGAGTACTGGATCACGGCGTACAGGTCACTGTCGACCAGGTCCACGCCGATGATGCTCTTGCCACCCTTGGTCTCCCAGTAGCTCCAGGCGCTTTGCAGCTTGTTGTCGCCCTGGAACAGGAACTTGTAGACGTAGATCCGCCGTGGCTGGTCCTTGCTCACGGCATAGACGGCCTCCTCTGCGGCTGTAGCAATGAGGTTCGACAGGTTGCTGGGCAGGAACCTGGGCACCGACGACGTCACCTCCTCTGATGTCGGCACCGGGCCAGAAGCATCCGGCAGGAAGAACTCCCGGAGCCCGTTGTACTCGCCCTTTGGCACAGCAAAGTACATGGTGCGACCCACGATCACGGGGTCCACGACGTCGCCCATCTCAAAGGCTGTGACCTGGGTAATGGCAGCTGTCTTGGGCGTCAGGGACCCGGAGGTTGACTGACCGCTGCTCAGGCGGAACTGACCGTGGCGACTGAAGATCAGCAGCACGTCGGCGAACGCCAGACTCGACATCAGGAAATTGATCTTGCGGCTGCCGGCACTCAAGTCGATGGGATCTGAATCAACGACGGTCTGCACGGACTCGGGCCAAAACCTGTCGTAGGCATCAGCAGCGGACGTGATGACGTTCTCGTCAGCCAGTAACACCAGCCGATTGCGGAACAAGTTGATG